ACGGTCAGCAGTACATTTATGATCCCAAAATCAATCCTGAAAAAATATTGGGATAACAGGATGCATCAGGATTGAAGTAAATCGAACCCAGCGAACCCGAAATTAACTCAGGATGAATAATGGGAACAGCACTTAAGGAAAGCGAAACCCTTACAGTTACAGACTTTTTGTAGCAACTATGCAGGCGCTGTTCCCAATATCCTAAAAAAACTAAAGTGTTGAGAAAACAATGAATATTACCCTATATAGCTGAAAATCACACATATTCGCGCGCATAGAGATTTTTAGGTTTTAGGATTGGAGAAATAATGAGAGAAAAACAGATAGAACAAAAACTCGTAAGAACCATAAAAAATATGGGAGGTATCGCGCCGAAGCTCGTCTGCCCCGGTTTCGATGGAATGCCTGACCGCATCGTTCTTTTGCCGGGTGGTCATATAGCCTTTATTGAAGTAAAGGCTCCCGGCAAAACGCCGCGGCGTTTACAGCTTTTAAGGCATGGAATGCTTCGCCGACTCGGGTTCAAAGCATTTGTACTGGATAACGAAGGACAGATTGGAGGGATACTCAATGAAATACAAGCCTCATGATTACCAGACGTATGCTACGGATTTTATTCTGGAGCATCCCGTATCCGCCATTCTGCTTGATATGGGTCTTGGGAAAAGCGTCATTACCTTGTCTGCCATCTTTGATCTCTGCCTTGACAGTTTCCTTATTCGCAAGGTTCTGGTTATCGCACCTCTGCGGGTTGCCAGAGATACGTGGCCGACGGAAATCAAAAAGTGGGATCACCTCGACGGTCTTGACTATTCCGTTGCAGTCGGAACAGAGGCTGAACGCATCGCGGCTCTCCGACAGAGTGCCTTCGTTACCATCATCAACCGGGAGAACGTGCAATGGCTGATTGAGGAAAGCGGTGTTCCGTTTGACTTCGATATGGTGGTCATCGATGAACTGTCATCCTTCAAATCCTATCAGGCAAAACGCTTCCGCAGCCTTTTGAAAGTCCGCCCTTCGGTACAACGCATCGTGGGACTGACAGGCACACCGAGCAGCAACGGACTGATGGATTTGTGGGCGGAGTTCCGAATCCTCGATCTCGGTAAGCGGCTCGGCAGATTCATTACTCATTACCGAAATACCTACTTTACCCCGGATAAACGCAACGGTCAGATTGTGTTTTCCTACAAGCCTCTGCCCGGAGCGGAAGACGCTATCTACCGTCAGATTTCCGACATCACTATCTCTATGAAAGCAACCGACCACCTGAAAATGCCGGAACAGGTTATCAATGAGGTCAAGGCCACTCTCTCCGATACGGAACGTAAGGTTTATGAAGATATGAAATCAGACCTTGTGGTGTCTCTCGGAGAGGAAGAAATTGATGTCGGAAACGCTGCCGCGCTTGCGAACAAGCTCTCGCAAATGGCAAACGGTGCTGTGTACGGTGAGGACAAACGGGTCTTTACCATCCACGACAGAAAACTGGATGCCCTTGAGGATTTGATTGAAGCGGCAAACGGAAAGCCGGTTCTCGTTGCTTACTGGTTCAAGCACGACTTGGAACGTATAGAAGAACGGCTACATAAGCTGCACATTCCGTTTTCAAGAATGGATAGTTCCGACACCATCACCCGTTGGAATCGTGGAGAGATTCCCGTTGCGCTTATCCATCCTGCTTCTGCCGGTCACGGACTCAACCTTCAAGCCGGAGGTTCCACGCTTATATGGTTCGGTCTTACATGGAGCCTTGAATTGTATCAGCAAACCAACGCCCGACTGTTGCGTCAAGGACAAACGGCGGATACCGTTATCATCCACCACATCATAACCGAAAATACAATTGACGAGCGAATCATGTCCGCGCTTCACAAAAAAGAGAGAACGCAGTCCGCTCTCATCGAAGCGGTCAAAGCCAATCTGTGAAAATCAAAGAAAAACATGACAATCCGTGCCAATCCGAGTGAACAAAAAATATCGGAGGTATAGATTATGAATCCTTATGAAAATCTCGCAAACGCTATCATCGTTCAGGCTGCAAACGACTACCGTAAAGCGTTGCGCGATTTGGAGACCAATCCAAAATATGAGACTGCACAACATACCGTAAAAGAGGTTGAACGCTTCTTCCGTTCGGATTGGTGTGCGGAATTATCCTCTGTCAGCGGTGAAACGCTTATAAGAATGCTTAAGGCGGAGGTGGCGTAATATGACGGCGCGTGAATACTTATCAAGAGCATACAAACTCGACCAAGAAATAAAAAGCAAGCTCGACCAGATTGAATCTCTCAAGGATTTAGCCACCAGTTGTAGTTCCGTTTTAACCGGAATGCCGAGAAACCCAAGCCCTTCACAGTCGCCTATGGCAGATGCGGTCTGTAAGATTATAGACTTACGCGATGAGTTGAACCGCGAACTGGCACAGCTCGTGGAATATAAAGCAGACACAGTCATTACCATTCATCGTGTAAAAAACTCCGACTACAGGTTGATTCTTGAAAAAAGATATATCAGTTATCTTCCGTGGGAGACAATTGCTGTTGAACTCGGCTACTCCGAAAGTTGGGTATTAAAACTCCACAGAAATGCGGTAAAGGCTGTGGATGCAGTCCTACACGAAACGGAGGCAAACAGTAAATGAGTTGGATAGAAGCAATAGAAGATGGGATTCCTACCGTTAAAGATAAGCGGTCATTCAATAATTACTACCCGCCATGTCATATTTGTGGGACTCCGGTATTCAGTTGGTCGTATATTCGCGGAGCAATATATACTTGTCCTGAATGCCGGAATGAACTTGTAAAGCAAGAACACAACCGGAAACAAGAAACAGACAACATCGGAAAACGCAGCAAATTCAACGAGGCTATAAAACGCATTTCAAAACACACAGACATCCGTGACTATGAGAAATCCATTCGCAGTGTGGAAAAAAGTTTGGACCACCCCGGATGGTTTCAAAGCACGGAAGAAATCATGACCGCAATAGAACTGATACACTGCGGTTACAAAGTACATCATCAGGTTCGCATCTATGATTATGCGGTAGATTTTGTTCTGCCGGAGTTAAAGGTGGCGCTTGAAATCGATAGCCCTATATATCACGCGAAAAACAAACAGGAGTATCAAGCCATGCGCGATGAGGTTATATCAAATAAGTTAGGTGACGGCTGGCAAGTAATACGTATTTCTACTGATAATATCAACGCAAATATCACCCGTCTGATTCCTGCCCTAAAAAGTGTTATAAAACATCGGCTTGATAAAAGAAGATAGTAAAGTCCACCTAAGTCCACTTTTACGCATACGGATTTTTTGGTAGACTATAATTGAGGCAGAATAGCATGAAGAGCCATTGAGGAGAACACTTCCCAGTGGCTTTTCTTATGCCTGCAAGGAGATGAAAAGAAATGCCGAAACGACCGAAGCGACCGTGTTCATACCCCGGCTGTCCCAATCTTACTGACGGACGGTTCTGCGAAGAACACGCAAAGCAAGAGGCAAAACGCTACGAGAAGTATGACAGAGACCCTGCTGTACGCCGTAGATACGGCCGAGCGTGGAAACGAATCCGCGACCGTTACATTGCCGCTCACCCTTTGTGTGAGGAGTGCCGGAAACACGGGAAGATTACCCCGGCACAGGAGGTACACCACATCAAGCCGTTGTCGCAAGGTGGAACTCATGCCCAGAACAATCTCATGGCTCTGTGTACGCCGTGCCACTCGCGGATAACCGCGGAGATGGGTGACCGCTGGCACGACCGTTAGAGGAATCGCTTACATTTTGGTGCGAAACCTCAAAAAGTGGTTTGACCTATATTTTGGGTCTAACCTCTTACCCCCAGGGGCGGTCAAAATCTCCGGGACCTTTGATTAGGTCAACGGGCCCAGGGTCACGTGTTGAAAAATATCGGTTCAAACGGGTTATAGCCCCACCCTGAGAACGGAAAGGAAAGGCCTATGGCGAAAGACGGAACTGTCCGAGGCGGAGCACGAATAAAAAGCGGTCCGCAGTCGGCAGCGAATAAGAAAAAGGAAGCTCCCGCGGCTGACCCGCTCGGTATCAGTGATCTGCCTGAGCCGGAAGATTTGATTGCAGAGCAAGTACCGCCTGTCGATGATTTTCTGACAGAACTGCAAAAAGACGGTACGAAGCTTGAAGCTGACACAATCTTTATTTCCACCTACAGATGGATCAAGTCGAGAGGCTGCGAAAAGATCGTGCCGAAACCGCTCATAAACGAATACGCAATGTCGGTAGCGAGATGGATGCAAGCGGAACACTACATTTCCAAGTACGGCACCCTCGCTCTTCACCCGACGGTAAAAAGTCCGATTACTTCTCCGTATGTCACGATGAGCCAAAACTATGTAAAACAGATCACAAACACGTGGTATCAAATTTACACCATCGTCCGGGATAACGGCTCCGCTTCCGGCGAGATCGATGAAGATGATTTATTTATGGAGCAGCTCATCAGCAGCAAGCTAAAACAAAGAAAAAAGGAGACATAATCTATGTTTGAAAAAGTGAATCCCTCTCATCCCGATAAGGTGGCGGATCGCATCGCCGGTGCACTTGTTGACCTGGCATACAGCCTGGAAGACAATCCGAGAATAGCCGTTGAAGTGCTCATCGGTCA